TATATACAAGTCTAAAGTATCACCTGTTTGGGTAATCTTAATCTCGTTATCATCAGTGGATTGTGCGAAAAGAATTGGTGTCGACATTATTGCAATTAAGCAAAAACTAATAAGTTTATTCATTTTCGTTTTCCTCTGTATTTAAATCATGGAGTTCGTTTTTCCCATCTGCTTGATGAGGGTGACGATGTCCATCTGTTATTTTCCAAAAACCTCTATCGTGTCCTTGGTAAACTAATTCCAGCACTGCAGCTTCTATTGCAGTTCTCACTGCATAAGTCACTGATTCATTATTTCCCACTCCGTCTTCAATCTCTACCAACTGAGTTCCTTGTTCAACATATTTAAATATGTCACCACTTCCTCCAACTGATAATATAGATTTCCGAGTCTGCACATTCAATAACACTTCACCAGTAAGAACTGAAACAGCTCTCATGGATATTGTCACAATGTCTTGACGATATTGTTGACTATATCCAATTCCGAGGGTTCTTGCGCCTGTTCCCCCAGTTCTGACATTAGTGTCATATCCTATTATTCCACCTTCAATTATAATTCCAGCAAATAATAGGGGTTGGACACCTTTTGCTTGAGTGTCCGTTGCTTTCGCAAAATCTTGTCTTGCAGAACGTATGATTTGTCTTTCTCTGACTAATGCGTCTATACCATTTCGTTCTACGACTCTAAACCATGTTCCACCACCAGCAGTCTTAAGTGCATCGATAACCATTTCGACACCACCTTGGGTGACTGCAGTAGAGAAATCTGCAATACCTTCTCTGTTTTTTCTCTGACCAGTTTTGTCTGTAAAATTATAAACTGCAACTATGGGTCTCTCTTCGGCAGGTGGTAAGTTTAATAACTCAACAAAAGAAGGTAAGTTAACTACAACGGGTGCTTCTACACATATGTAGTTTCGGGATATAGGTTTACGTATCCCAGTTATTGCGTCCTTTCTTACTCCGTCTTCCCAGTTCTTACAATCTTGTGGGGTGTCTGAGAATTTTGGGACACTGGCACAACTAGAAACTAAAAGTGCAACTAGTAAATATCTCAACATTATCCACCACCGTCACCCGTTCCAATGTCGGGGTCTTGACCGAAGTTTCCAGTTCCGATTGGTATTTCAATCACTGTTTCAGAACCACTAGAATCAACGATAGTCATTTTAATAACGTCTGTTCCTTCTGCATTAGTCACTACTTCCCATGTTATAATACTTCCTTCAAGTGCAAAAGAACCAAAGTTTGTTGCATTGTCATTACTGAACATTGACTCGACTAATTGTTTAGACAACTGAGCATAAATTCTGCTTTCTAAGTTTCTAATAAATTTTGCAAGTGTAGTATTTTCTGCTTCTCTTTGTGCAGCTTTTTCGGCACTTGCTAATGCGTCCTCTATTGCTTTCTTACGGCTGGATTCTTGGTTCTCAATCGTAAGATAATGAGCACCAGTTCCTATGCCTGAGAATGAGGGATTTTTAAATTTGTGAACTATATCAGCTTCAACTGAAAATGATAGTAGACACAACAAATATGTAATAGGTAATACTTTAGTCATTGTTAGATTCCTTCCTTTTCTTTTCATTTTCACGGTATTCTAAAACAACGTCAACTTTTTCTTTTAAACGAATTAAGTCTTGGTCAAGCATTCTTGTTTGGTCAATGACTCGAATCAATGCAAAGTGCATTTTTTCTATTTCGGGGTCTATGTGTTCACTAATAAAGTTCCACACAAAATAAACGAAATATCCAAGTCCTACCATCATGACTACGGGGAATCCGTAATCGGTAATCAATTCTACAATCATAGGGACTTCTGAAACTACTTCTTCCATTAATCCCTCCTTACATCAAGTTTTCCGTCCTCTATAAAGTTCTCTGCTCTTGCAACTCTGTCTATATCGGGTCTTAACTCTAATGCACTTGACACTAACATATCTATCTTAATCATTTCGTTAGACATTGTTCTTGCACGATTCTCTAAAGATTCGCAAAACATTGTTAGTGTTTTTATGGAATCAACTATACCTTCCATGATTTGTCTAATTATTAGAAAGATGAATACACCCATGACCAATGCCATTGCAATTGGGACACCCACATCACCTATCAAATCGAATATAGCTTCCATACTTCTATTTATATAAAAAAAGGGAGCATGAGCTCCCTTTTTGAGATTGTTTCCTAACTATTTTAGTTGGTCACGAATTTCTGAAATAACTGCAGATTTAGCACCACTTTTCTTGACTTTCAGATTTTTCTTCTCTGCAAGTTCAATCAATTGGTTTTTAGTTAACTTCTTTAACTCTGCAACACTTGGTTTTTTAGGTTTTGATACTGGTTTAACAGATACTTCAACCTTCTTATCTTTTTTGTTGTTTGAGACAAAGTAAGCAATTACTAAAACGACTAGTATGATTCCTATAATTTCCATAATTTATTACCTCTTATTTACTTATCTAACAATGGGTTTTTATCTTTAGCTTTACCGATTGCAAGTGCAAGGACTTCTAAGTATTTATATACTTTAGCCCACATTTTATCATCATGTGGTGTAGGTGTCAAAGCGACAATTACACTACAAATAGATATTACGACTGGAATTACCATTAATAAGTTCCAAATCCCCATAATGAAGTCTATGATAGCTGAGAACATAGTTCCTCCTGTTATATTTATAATCCCTTTATTTAGGGATTTGACGACCCAATTGAGTATTTTGTTGTCAATTTCCATTCATTTTTTTCACGAAATGGAATGATTTTTATCTGACTCAATGGTGCTTTTGGTTCGGAAACTTGATTTGAGTTGACTACTGAGACTAGTTTCCATTGTTCTAAAAGTGACACTATAGTGTTCCTTCTTGCAATGTCTGACTCATCTAAGTTGGACGGTTTACCGTCTAGTTTGAATAGTTCTTTAAAATGTGTTATGTAATACTTACCACGTTTGTGAAGTATATGACATGATTGGAATAGTTCCTTATCTTTACGAGAGGCTACACCAATACGTGAGAGTGTTTCTCTTATTTTTAAAAAATCTTCTTTTTCGGGGAATGTGACCTCTACTAGGTCTTTTACTATATCTTCTTGGTTATCCATTATCTCTACCACCAGTTTTCATTCTGTTTTTCAATTCACGATATTGTTTATCAGATAGTAGGTTGACATACTCTTTTGCCTCTCTTGTTGATATCTGATAATACTCTTTTATAGTATCGAGTTTTTTACTAACATAAGGTTTACTCCATTTAGAGAACCTTTGTCTTTTCCTAAGAGTATTTAGGAAAAAGAGGTATTGAAGACGGTTATCAGAACCATGTCTGATATTCATCTCGTTAGTAAGAAAAACAGAATCTTGGTGATAAGATAATGCTTTATTAATTAAGAATGGTTGATATGCTTTCTCTTCAACCTCATCAACCATGAGGTTTTTTTTGTCGTAAGAGACCGACTTTACAAAATCAAAAGGATTTCTTTTAGACATTTCTAAGATATTCGTATACTAGTTCTTCACCTTTGAGTTCTTCTCCAAAGTAAAGTGTATGACCGTCATGTGTATGTCTCTCAACAAGTCCACTATTGTATTGTATATCCATTACAGACCTTCCGTCTTCGGTATCTTGTGGTCTTGTATCATACCACATTGAACCAAGTGAATGTGCATGAACTGACTTAACAGTTCTTGACCACTCCTCAGCTGCAAGTAAATCCCTCTGATATTGAACTCTCTCATCATATTGTGTCATGTGTTGTCTCCATCTCTATATTCCACACCGTGTTTGTTAAACATTCTATCTGCCTGTCTTTGAAAAGACTTTTCGATTTGTCTATCAAACCACCTAAAGAACCATTGTCTGAGTTTACCCATTTTTGAATTTACACTCCGACATGATTTCAGTTAAACATGCAACGAAATTGATTTCACTATCCATTGCAAATGCAGACTTGTATTGATAGTCTGCAATAAAAAGAACTGCAGCTGGAACACTAGAAGGTTCTAGTCTTTGTTCCAATGCATTGAAAACTTTTCTGTAAAGTGTATCGAAGTCGTTGTCACTATTCTGACCAACCCACTTCCTCATACCTTTCCAGTTCTTGTCTGCAATCATATCAATGAGAGGTGTAAGTTTCTCTTCGGCTAGTGTTGCAATAAGACCCGTGTCAATAACACCACCAACACCATAACGTTGCACTTCATTGATACACCTTCTGAAATCGGGGAAGAACTTTAGAATAAGTTCTACTAAAACCTTTTCTTCATATTTGATATCTTCCAACTCACAAATCTCTTTAAGTCTTTGGAGGAAGACACCAGCAAGTGTTTGTTTATCTTTTGGTGTTAGTTTGAAATCTATTACAGTTGTTCTTGAATGTAGTGGTTGTATTATTCTATTCTTGTAATTACAAGTGAATATGAATCTACAGTTAGAAGAGAACTCTTCAATAAAGTTTCTCAACGCAGGTTGAACTGAGTCTGCAGAAATATAATCTGCTTCGTCAAGGATTACAACCTTTGCACCACCACTTAAGGATACTGTAGAAGCAAAGTTTTTGATTTTGGTTCTTAGTGTGTCAATCAATCTACCTTCATCAGAACCATTGATAACGATAAAGTCTGCACCCATTTCATTACATAATGCTTTTGCAACTGTAGTTTTACCTACACCTGCTGTTCCACATAACATAAGATTGGGTATCTCACCTTGATTGACAAATTCTTTGAATGTCTCTTTAAGACTCTGAGGTAGTATCGTGTCCTCAATTGTTTGAGGACGATACTTTTCTACGAATAAAAATTCTTGTTTCATAATAAGAAGTTAAAACCCCTCCGAATTAACTGTCATAAGAACCCTTGAAGATTGATGAGATGTCTTATGTCCCGTATGCATTGCAGAGACTAGCACAATACCTACACTATTATATAGGTTAAACATTGTATTTGCTATCAGGCTCCAATGCAATAAAATATTCTAAATCCACATCTTTGTTATTAAAGTGTGAGATTCCTTTTGACGAAACTAGAACTTCATAGTTTCCGTCTAACACTTTAAGGTTCTCAATCTTAAAGTTCATAGTGTATGAAACACCATTTCCCTCACCCACGATTCTTGAGAATGTGTTTGAAGTTGAATTTTTCTTATCAGTCACTTCCAACTTGATTGTTGTTCCGTCACTTGATAGGACTAAGTCACCTACACCTAGAACACTAGCTGCTTTCTGCAACTCGTTTAGAAGTGTAGAAGAGATATCAATACCGATTTCTGCATCAGGCATTGTTATCATTTTCTCGGGTGAAGTCACCATACCTTCACTTGCATAGAAATATGCAAGACTTGAATTGTTGTCTGCAACTGTTAAACTTGCATCACCAAATTGAAAGTCGGGGTCTTCCAGTAAACTGGTTGCACCTAAGAATTCAGGCAGATTGTAGATACTGAAATCTTGAGGAAAGTCCTCAGATACAGTTGCAACTGCAAGAATGTTTTTCATATTAGAGATTGTTTGAAGTGTATTACCACTACTTACTTTAATCCCTTGGTTAATTGTTGAGAAGTTCTTTAGAACGTCCCTCGTATCATTACTTATTTTCATCACTTTTTAGTCTCCTGTTTATCGTGAACATGAAGCATGAATAGACCATAATGTAAAACCTTTAGAAGGTCTGCTCTATTCTTACCACCTTTTTTACCGTATCGTTGTGCATACTTCAATATGTTCCCGATACAAAAACCCTCACCATGTCCACTGTCAATAATAAATTCAGTGGATTGGTATTTGTTTAAACTATAATGTTGGGCATAGGTCTTATCAATATACTGGGAAAACTCCTTTAAGAGTTCTCCCTCGTTATATTTGTAGTCTATTGACTTTGATTTAACTTTTTTACCAAACATATTAATCATTATACTCTGAAGACTCAGTTTCGTCAACTGGGTTTTCAGCATTTAGGTCGACACCTGCGTCGATTTTAGTGTAAAGGTCGAGGATACTATTTCTAGTCTCTTCGTCAAACCTTGAAATACACATTTGAATTGACTTCAGTTTGTCACCAAACATTCTGAATGCATTGACAATGTGAACCAGTCTTCTAGTAGTGACAACATCATCTATCGCACCTTCATAGTAAGTTTTTCTGATTATGTCCGCCCAATCTACTAGTTTGGTCACGAACTCTTCGTCAACGTCTCCACTGAGTTCCATTTCTTTTGCAAGAATTTTTCTCTCAGTAGTCACTGGTGGATATTCTTGTTGCATTGTGATTGCAAACCTTTCCAACATAGCTTCATTCATGATTTGAGTTCCAATGAACTTTCCATCTTCAGAACCTTGTCCTTTAGTGTTTGCAGTCGCAAGGATAGTGAAACCTTTAGCAGGTGTCACCCACTCACCAGTTTTCTTGATTAGGTATCCTTTACCTTCAAGAACTGATTGTAGACACATTAATTTGTTAGAACCCAAGTCAACTTCGTCTAAGAGAAGGACAGCACCTTTTCTCATAGCTTTGATAACAGGGCCTTCTCTGAAGACAACATTACCATTGACTAAAGTGTGACCACCCATTAGGTCGTCTTCATCAGTCTCAATAGTGATATTGACTCTGAAGAGTTCTCTCTTCAATTGAGCACAAGTTTGTTCAATCATTAATGTTTTACCATTACCACTTAGTCCAGTAATGAATACTGGGAAAAAGATTTTAGACTTGATTATGTTCTTGACATCTTTGAAGTGTCCGAAAGGAACATAGTTAGACATTTTCTCGGGAATGATTTTGACATTGTCATTCATATTAACAGAAGCAGTAGCAGCTGCAACTGGCATGTTAGAACTAGCAACTGGTGCTGGAACTGGAACAACTTTTGGTTGTTCTACTGGTGGGACAATTGCAGATTCAGTATATCCACCGTTGTATCCACCCATAACTTGAGTAAGATTGAAGACACCATTGT